TAAGCAATGAAAAAAAAACACTTACATATATTGAACTATATGTAATATTATTATAACATATATAATCAATAATATATTTGTCCATCGAAGATTTATCCACCGAAGATTTATCAACCGAAGATTTATCGACCGAAGATTTATCTACCGAATCTAATTCGTCTATGTTTTCTTGTATGCTTGACTCTAGTAATTCATTATAAATAACCAAAAATTCATTTTCTAATTTATTATAGTTAGACGGTGCTAATTTATTTAATAATGCTTTAATATTACTTTTAGCAATATTTATTTTAGTTTTATCAACTGGAACTTTTCTAACACTTGTTGTTTGTAATATGTTAAGTTTATTGAATTTATTAACATTATTGAAGTCTTTAGAACTATTATAATTATCATATTTCTTAAATTTTGATTTCTTCTTTAATTTATTATCGGTTTCTTGGTCAAAATTATTTAATGATAGATCATTATTAACTGTTATTAATATAGTATTTAACAAACTTTGAAGTGTGTCCTCTAAGTTTATATTCTCCAAAGTTTTATAGTAATTATTAATAAATTGTATAGTGTAAATTAACATACAATATTATAATTAATAAAATATAATACTATTTTTTTAATTATTTTCGTTATATTAATATTTATAAAGTAATTGTTATTATTAATAATACGATGAATTTTATTAACACTTTAATGAATTTCTACGAAGATGCCAATTTAAATACTAAAGAACAATTTACAGATTGCTTTAAGTTGCCAATAGAATACTTAGACATTTCTTGTGTTCAATTGTTAAGCAATAATATTGTTAATGATTTAGAATTAGTAAAAGTAAAACCATCTTTGACAAGTGATTCAATAGAATTAGATAACGCAAATAGTAATACTAGTGAAAACAATACATCAATTATTAGTGCTAAAAATAACGACGAATATAATTTATATTATCATGTTTTTAATCCAACCAATGTCTTTGAAAAAAACATTATTAATAGATGGTCCAAATATTATACCAACAATGTAGAATTTTTATCACAAACGCAAGTTTTATTAAAGAATTATACTACTTTTAAGAAAGTAGAATTTTTAGAAGATAAAACTACACCAAAAGAGGACGCACTATATACTAAATGTGAAAAGATTATATATGACAATGGATTTATTAATAATTATCAATATATTGATATACCATTATTAAGTAAGTATAATAATAATAGTTTATGCCTACAATTATTGAGTGTATATAATCTTTCTTCGCCTGTATTTTCATTGCTTATTCCAATATTATTTCTGTTATTGCCTTTTTTTATAATAAAACTACAAGGACATAAAATAACATTTGGGCTATATTTTGATCATTTAAAAAAGGTATTTTCCAATCATATTATTGGGCAAGTGTTTTCTTCATTTAGTAATACTAATTTTACAAATAAACTGTATTTGCTTTTTAGTTTTGGATTTTATATTTTTCAAATGTATTTAAATTTTACTAGTTGTATTAAATATTTTACAAATATTAAATATATCCATGAAACTTTATTTGACTTAAAACACTATATTGTGGGTTCTTTGAATAAATACAATAATTTCTTGAAGTATTCTAAAGATTTAACAAAGTATAAATCATTTAATGATGCTATTAATACAAATATATCTATTTTTACATCTTATTTAGACGAATTAAATAAAATCACACCATATACCTTAAATATCAATAAATTAGTAGAATTAGGACAATTAATGAAATGTTTTTATTACTTAAATAAAAATGCGGGCATCATTAATAGTTTGTATTTTTCATTCGGTTTTAACGGTTATTTGAAAAATTTAGAAACATTGCAAAACTTTATAAATACTAACGTTATGAATTATTGTAATTATGATAATTCTAAACCCACATCGTTTAGAGACGCATATTTTGCTAATTTAAATAGTATTGAAAAGTGCGAAGCAATTACAACAAATAACAAGAATAAAAACTATGAGCGTAAGATTGTAAAAAATTCATATTCACTGGATAAAAATATAATTATTACTGGTCCAAATGCTTCAGGCAAGACTACTCTGCTAAAATCAACATTGTTTAATGTTATTTTATCTCAACAAATAGGGTGCGGATTTTTCAATAGTGCCTCTGTAAAAATATATGATTATATTCATTGTTATATAAATATTCCAGATACAGGAGGGCGCGATAGTTTATATCAAGCAGAAGCAAGACAATGTAAAAATATATTAGAAACAATAGAAAATAATTCTACAAAAAATCACTTTTGCGTATTTGATGAGTTATATAGTGGGACAAATCCAGACGAAGCAGTTGATAGTGCCTATGGTTATTTAAATTATTTAAATAAATTCAATAATATAGATTATGTTTTAACAACACATTATACTAAATTGTGTAAGAAATTAAATAAACAAAACAATAATTTCTACATGAAAGTAAATAATAATGCTACAGATTTTGAATATACTTATAAAATTAAAAAAGGTATTTCAAAAGTAAAAGGCGCAATGAAGGTTCTCAAAGATTTAAATTACCCAGAAAATATTATTACGACTATGAAAAATTAATTAATATTATTCGTTAAACAATACTTAAAATAATATAATTAAACATTAATATAAATGTCATTTTTATTTAAATTTATAGATTCGGGATTTTTATTAACATTAGGATTAATTTTACTAATAAGTGGAGGAATTATGTTATATTGTTATAGGAGACTAAATTTATTAGAAAAAAGTGTAATAGAGCATGGTAAAATTTTACAAAATTTTATTATAAATTATAATGTTCAAATGCAGCGTCTATGTTTAGCAAACACCTCGGTTGATATTAATAAAAACAATGATTCTATTAATGAGAATAACACAACAGAATATGTAGAATTTGATAAAATAAAAAAAATTAATTTAGGAGAAAAAATATCTGTTTCTGACGAAGACGATTCGGAAGATGAAGATGAAGATGAAGGTGAAGGTACTGAAGATACTGAAGATGAAGGTACTGAAGGTACTGAAGATACTGAAGACGAAGATGAAGACGAAGATGACGACGAAGACGAAGACGAAGACGAAGAAAATTTAACAATTTCTAATAATAAATTAGAAGACTTAGGAGAAATGGAAGACTTAGGAGAAATAGAAGACATAGAAGACATGGAAGAAAAGTTAGTAAGTTTAGAAAATATTAAATTAGACGATCAAACTATTTCGAATATTGATGACGAAACATTTCTAAGAAATTTACCTATAAACTTGGATTCATTTACTTTAGAAACAAACGATAATCCAAGAATCATAAATTTAGAAAATATTGAGAATTCAAATTCAGATACTAAAGTCGGTGAAAGAAAAAATTATTCAAAGATGAAAGTTGATGATTTAAAAACTTTAGTTGTCACTAAAAATTTAACAGATAATGAAACTTCTCAAAAAATGAAAAAATCTGATTTAGTAAAATTATTACAAAATCAATAGTAAGAATTAGTAATAAAATATAGTAATAAAATATAGTGTTTAAATATAAATGATGGAACGAGGTATAGTCATGGTAATTCATTCGGTTATAGTCGGTGTGTTATTGTATATAATTATGATTTATGCTCTTGGTCAAAGACATATTGTTGCTGAAAATAGAAGTATATTGTTGGCTGCTTGTGTTCTAATATATATGGTAATGTTTGGTCATGAACTTCCAAAAAAAATGAATCCTGATTTATTTTAAATAACTTTTATAAAATCTGTAAATTATATTTTATAAAATCTGTAAATAATTAATATTATTACATAATATAATATTAATTTTATGAGTTGGGGAACTTGCTATAGTGGTTCAAATAATATTCACTTCAATTTTCCGCCTTTAATGGACGATACAAGATTATTTAGCAATTATTATTCGTCTGTTCTTAATGATAGTGTTTTTCAAAATAATAAAAATATTAAAAATAACAGTGATTACAGAAAATATTTACAAGTAAATGCGGATGCTATTATACAAAATAATCAATATATTTCTTGTATTGAGTGTGGTACAACTTCAAATTATAAATCAGAACCTTTGACTAATGTACAAAGTCCCTACATTTTTAAGTCAATTTTATCACGCGATCAACCATATGGATACGAAACAAGTGATTTGAAAAATGTATATTTGTCAAGACAACAATTAGATGCTCAAAAACACGTTTCAAAGTATGTAATTAGAGCTAACGAATAGATTTTTTCTATTTTTATAATATTTTTATAATATTTTATACTATTTTTATAATATTTTATAATATTTTATAATATTTTATAATATTTTATAATATAAAATGACTTTTCTAGATGGTTTAATGGCTCCTTTTGGCAAAGAGCATTGTATGTTTTTTTATTATTTAGGATATTTTAGTTTAGCAGCAGTTCTTTTAGCAGTTATAGGAATAATAATAGCTCTATATAAAAAGAATTACAAGATACTTGGTTTCGCAACATCCTATTTTTTAACCTTTATACTCATGTATTACGTTTATAGATTAAATTATTCGGTATGTGTGGGTGCTTATAAATAAATTTTTATTATAATGTATAAATATAATGTATAAATATAATGTAATAATATTATATATAATATATAATATATAATATTATTAATAACAAACCTATAATACTTATGAAAATATTAAGCATAGATATTGGTATTAAAAATTTAGCATATGCTCTATTAGAATGTGATGTTATAGATAAAAAAATGAATGCTAATGCTAATACTAATATTAAAGATCTACAAGATTTTAAAGATTTTAAAATCATAAAATGGGATGTGATCAATTTATGTAACAAATTAATTTCGTGTAATCAAGAATCATGCTCAAAAGAAGCAAAATTTCATAAAGATAATGTTTTTTATTGTAAAAATCATACAAAAAAAACGGAATATAGTTTGCCAACGTGCAATATTAAAACACTTCATAAACAATCTGTTGCCAATCTCTCATTATTGATTGAACAATATCAAATTAAAATAGAGAAACCCATAAATAAGGCATCGTTAATAAAATTACTAGAAGAATTTTTAAATTCTACTTGTTTTGAAGCAATTGAAACTGTTAACGCAAACAATGTAAATTTAATAGATATAGGAATTAGTATAAAAAACGAATTAAATGAATTATTTAAAAATATTGATTTATCTAGTATTGATCAAATTATTTTAGAAAATCAAATAAGTCCTATTGCTAATAGAATGAAAACTATTCAGGGTATGATATCTCAATACTTTATAGATTGTAATAATTATAATATTAAATTTATATCAGCAACAAATAAGTTAAAATTATTTATTAGTAAAGATAGTTGTGATGCTAAAGATAAAAAGTTATCATATAATGAACGAAAGAAACTCAGTATTTATTTTACAAAACAACTATTAGAACATAAAAATATGTCCCCAGAAGTAGCCTTTTTTGTTAAACACTCAAAGAAAGATGACTTAGCAGATTGTTTTTTACAAGGAATTTATTATTTAGAAAATTTCAATATATTAAAATAATTAGCTATTAATAATTAGCTATTAATAATTAGCTATTAATAATTAGCTATTAATAATTAACTATTAATAATTAATTAACAATTAATTATTATATAATATATATTGCGGAGTATTTAAAAATTAAACTTCTAGTTTTATCATAATAGTTTTAATGGATATTATAGAAATAGAACCCGAAACTTTAAACATTGATAATTTTCAAATTCCAGAATTCAAGATAAATGAGTCCAATATAGATAACGAAATAGAAGATATTATATCAAAAAAACCCTCATCTAATTTTGGCGGTGGTATTGAATTATTAATGAATGGAAAAAGTATAAATGAAAAAAAAACATCAACTTCAATAGATATTGAAGATATTACTTCTTTAGAAAATGAATTAAATGATTTAACAGATAATAACAGTTCAAGACATTTTGATGACAAACTAAAGTTAAATACCGATACTAATACTAATAATAATAGTAATAATAGTAATACTAGTAATAAAAAAGAAATAAATTATGGGCAATCAACGGGAACTAATAAAAAATCTATTTTTGGAGGGTTATTTGGCGGTGATTCAAAGAATAATGGTGCCAATATTAAACCAGTTACAAAGAATGATGATAATGATCCAATAAATTTGGGTAAATCAACGGCAAATATGAATGAAAATAAAACTTGGGATGGATTTGGTAAATTCAATAATGTGCCTATAAATTTAACTAAGGCACAAGAAAAACCCGAATTAACTAAAGAAGAGGAGTTAAAAGAAAAATTCAAATATTTACGAAAGTTAGAAGACCTAGAGAAAAAGGGGGTTACGCTTAGCAAGCGCTATAATATGGATTCCAATTTAAATGAAATGATCGGAGAATATGAAACTATTATTGCGGAAAAAGAAAAATCTAATGCGATTAAGTTTCAAGGAAAAATGTTGATGGCTTGTATAACCGGGTTAGAATTCTTAAATAATAAATTTGACCCTTTTGATATTAAACTTGATGGTTGGGGAGAGCAAATAAATGAAAATATTGATGAATATGATGAAATTTTTGCCGAATTACACGAAAAATATAAATCTAAAGCAAAAATGTCTCCTGAATTAAAATTATTGTTTCAATTAGGTGGTTCCGGTATGATGATTCATATGTCAAATACATTATTTAAATCTTCAATGCCAGGTATGGATGATATTATGCGTCAAAATCCAGAATTAATGAAGCAATTTACTCAGGCAGCAGTTAATACAATGGGTCAATCTAAACCGGGATTAGGCGGATTTATGAATGGACTATTTGGAAATAACGGTGCTAACCCTGGTTTTGGAGCATCTATGCCCCCAAATGTAAATTCGGGTCCGCCACCGCCACCAGTCGAGTCTAAATTACCTGAACGCAGTCAAAGAGTGCAAAATATAATAAATCGTCCGGATATTATGTCGGCACGCGGTATGGAAATGGATAATGGTGAGGGTAATCCTTTTAATGAGCAACGCATTACACGCCCAGAAATGAAGGGTCCGTCGGTTGCTCCTCCTAGTCAAAATATTGCGTCTTTATTAAGTGGGCTTAAAACTAAGCAGGTTGATGTTAATGAAAGGAGAAATAATGAATCTAGCACAATTAGTATTGAGGACTTGAGAGATTTAACAAATGCTAAAATACCAACAAAATCTAAACGCAGGCAAAAAAGTGATAAAAATATTGTGAGTTTAGATATTTAAAGCTTATTGCTTATTGCTTATTGCTTATTGCTTATTGCTTATTGCTTATTGCTTATTGCGTATTGCGTCTTATTTTAATAACATATATTGTATTATATATATGTTATTATGACTAGTTAGTTTAATGTTCTTTTAGACCTCTTTTTCATAGACCTCTTTTTATAGACCGCTTTTTTCATAGACCTCTTTTGTATAGACCGCTTTTTTCTTCTTAAAATTAATTTGCGACCATCGGCATTGACATAATCTCTACTATCAAATTCTTCGCTGGCAATTCTAGGGTCTGTTTTCTCTAATTCCGAATAAGGAGTATCCTCTGGTTTAATTGTGATTGAATCTCTCATAATTTGTTGCTCCTCTTCTTGTGTTAATTGTTTTTCTAACAAATTTCTCTTTTGTATAAGTTGTCTTATTATACTGTTATACTTAATCTTTCGTGCTTCATTTATAAAATATAAATCAGCATATGGTTCATGTTTAAAATCATAAAATCCTTGAAATATTGGAGGATATAAACCGGATTTTGGATTTATACACATACTAATTGTTAATACAGCATCAACATAATTTTCTTCTGTTAATAGTCTATTAACATAGTCTACTATATTAGTTTTATTTTTTACAGCATTTAAATATATAGGTCTTAAATACTGCTCCCTATCAAAATAAGGTACAACACTAAGATCGTCAAGTTTTAATTTTTTTCTTCCACTGCCTTTCGGGTGTAACTCTCTAAATACTAGTTCGTCTTTATTAATTCTTCCTGCTCTTCCAAAGTCAATTACAAATGGAAATATATTTGTGCGTTCTGTATTTAATTGGTCCTCATGTTGTTCTGATTTTTTTTCTTCTATATTAGAACATATCATTATATTATCACTATGAATATCTGAATGATGAAATCCTTTTATTGCTAATAATGATGTCATATAATATGTAAAAAAATTTTGTAATTCTTCACTTCTATTAGCAGAACTTAATTTTATTGACTCGTCGAGTATTGTATATTTATAGAAAGATTTTTTACTAAGTTTTTTACCGGCATTATTTTTAAGAGTAGTTTCATAAAACTCTGTATAACTAATACATTCAATAAATTCCATAACAAATATGTTTTGAACTTGCTTACTGGTTTTGGGATCTTTATTTTTAATAAAATCACAAAACTTTGTATAATGTTCCTTAGCTGCTTTTAATTTCAATAAATCATAAAATGCCGCACCGATAGTAGTCATCATTTCATCGTTATTTATTTCTTGATGAAAAAGAAAACTGGGACATATTGGCATCATAGTAGTTTGTGATCCAAGTATTTTATGAATATTCATTTCATTTTCTATTTCACTATATGGATAACCTATTAAAAGTTTAATTATTAACACTCTGGGTGCCTTAATAGTATATATTGAATTGCTAATATTTTTAAAGTTGGTGTCAAATTTTTTATTAAATTTTATCTTAAATATACACGAAAAATCTTGTCCTCGTGTTCTTGTATCATTTAAAGCAATAATTTCAATTAATGTGTCTGAATCTTTTAAAATGCTATATATTATTTTTCTTACATTGTTTTCATCTTTTAAAACTTCGTCTGTAAATAAAACAGCACCACCTTCTATATTCATATATATAATATAAGACTATAGTTTAAAAAATATTATAAAAATATTATAAATATATTATAAAAAATATTATAAAAATATTATAAAAATATTATAAAAATTTATATATATATTGAAAATAGTATGGTATTTACTTGCGATTTTTGTAATAAAACCCTTATGGAATATTCTACATTATATTTTGGATTTGACTGTATGTGCTGTAGTAATCATTGTCGCTCACAAGTTATCAAACTAAATTTACAAATTGATCCTGCTATGAATAATCCGCATAAATGGTTTATACATAAATTAAGAGCAAAAAAAAAGAATGAGTGTTTGCTTCCAAAAACTCGATCATTAAGTGATTTAGTGGGACAATTAAAAGTGTAAATAATTTTTAATCATTCATTTCTAATCATTTACTTTTAATTCATTTACTTTTAAATCATTGCTATTACTAGAAACAATAGGTTTTTTTATATTTAATTTAAGAATTCCTCTGTGCATTTTTTGTTTATATGACAAACAATCATACGGTACTTTCTTATAAATAGTTGTTTTATCTTTTGTTACAGCAATAGTATACATAAGCACCATTTTATATTAAATTATATTATAATATTTTAATACAATTTTAAATCAATTTTAAATCAATTTATAATAAATACATATAAATTTTAGTTGTTATTATTAAATAATAATAATGGCTAATAACTATCCTATTAATCCAGACTATAGCAATTTAAAAACATTTGTTATAAATTTGGATGATTATATTAGTAATTACAATAAACAATTACCATATTTATTAAATATTGGTTTAAAAGTAGAGAGATTTAGTGGAGTCAATGCACTAAAAAACGAACACTTTAAACCAGAATATCAACAATATATTTCAAGTTATGCTAAAAATTTTGCTCCTAAATCCGTTATCGGTTGTGCTTTAAGTCATATATTATGTTGTGCTCATATAAAATATAATTGTAGTAAAAAAACAAATGATTTAACGCAGTTTTTTCTTATAATGGAAGATGATGCTTTTCCATTGTATAATAAAGAAGAATTTTATGAGCACCTCAATAAATCATTATATGAAATTCAAGTACTAGATAGCAAATGGGATATTATTCAATTACATAGTGATTGTATTTTACCAACAAAAGACACATATAACACACATATTGCTTGCGGAAGCACTGCTGCTTATTTAATATCGATCAATGGTATTAATAAAACATTAACTTACAAAATATATGGTCATTTAGATTTTATTCAACACAACTTTATTAAATATAATAAATATAGAACAAAAGAAAACTTATTTTATACAAATGAAAAAGATAGTCTAAATAGAATAGAAGTTAAAAGCAAACTAAATTATAAATATTATAGTTTATTATTAAAATCTAAATTTTGCGAATTATTAAATAAATACACGCATATTATTCCATTACGTGGAGAGAAAAAGTATCAGCATTTTTTAGAATTTAAATTATTAAAAGAACCTTTCTTTAATAAAGAATTCAACGCAAATGATTTATTAGATTATTTATTAACATTTATAATATTAAAAAAAATGTTTAAAAAATAAAGTAAAAATAGCATTTAAATATATATTTTTAATTAAATTATAATGGATTATAGCGATGAAACTCAGTTTCAACCTAAATTAATATGTCCTAAAGGAGATATGTTATTAAGCGAAATAAAAATACCTTCTAACAACAATAAAGCCTACAATTTAAAATTTGAAATTAATAATTTAAATACAAGTAAAGTAAATATAGACACACTTTTTAGCATAGCAATTTATGATTTACTTGAAAAAGTAAATGTTGAGTTAATTGAAAAAACATATATTTTAGATGTAGTAAATGAATATGAAACAGACGTATGTATTGTATTAAAACACATTGCGAAAGAAGTAGGAATTAAGCAAAAATATGTTATGTTTAGAACTACTAAATTTTCAAATAACTTAAATAATAATATAACCTTTTACAATAAAGATTTAATATATGATCACAAAGATTTAATAGATGCTTATTTAAAATCCACTAATTTAAATACCGAAATATATGAACAAATGATATTTAATTTTGGAAAAACCCACATTATTTTAAATGACGAGCACTATATTACTAATGCTAATAATATTGACAAAATAGTTAATGTTTCATTTTCAATAGACTTTCAATTAACAATAGAAGATGACTTACCAACTTATATGAATAATTTTATTGGATTTATGGTAAAAAAAATGTTTTATAATTTAAAACAATTTGTTACTAATTCAAATTCATAAATATATTATTACTAAAAATAACTTAATAACTTAACATTTATTAAATTATTAATAATGATATTAGACGTCATGTTTATAGTTATGCGAATTACAAACTTGTTATTAATAGTTAGTTATGAATTTGTAAAATTTTACTGTAAAAAATCTATAAACTATTTTTGTAATATACCCACTTATAGATTAGAATTAATTAAAAATATATCTAAAAAATTAGAACAAGAAAACATTGTATATGTGAAAATATTTCAAGCATTATGTTTTGACAAAGATTTATTGAGTTCTGAAGAACAATGTTATTTGCTTAAATACACAGATAATGTTCCTTATGACACTAGTGAAATAGATTATGATTTATTAGATAAATTGGAACATGATTTTTCAATAACTTTAACAAATAGAACTCCAATAAATTGCGGTATTGTAGGTTTAGTATTTGACGGACTTGATTCATCTAATAATAAAGTAATTGTTAAAATGTTGAAAAAAGACATTTTACAAAAATTTACTGATGTGTTTGACGAGTTGTTGTATATTTCGTATATATGTAAATATATTCCATACATAAAATCTCTCAAAATAACAAAAATGCTTTTAGATAATGAAGAAATTTTATTAAATCAAATGGATTTTATCAAAGAAGTTGAAGCAATCGAAATCTTTACTAAAAAATATAAAAACAATAAAGAATACAAATTTCCAAGAGTTTATAGAGAGATTACTGAACAACATAATAATTTATTAGTAATGGAAAATATTAAGGGACTTAGATATAAAGATATAGAAACTATGAGCACTACTATTAAAGAAGAATTTGCATATTTGCTTCATAAATTTGGTATGTTAGGAATTTTATATTATTCAACTATTCATTGTGATCTTCATAGTGGAAATGTTTTCTTTTATATAAATGATGAAACTAGTTTAATAAATACTGAAGTTCCAAAATATAGCGTTGGTATTATTGATTTAGGTATATGTTGTTTTCCTAATAAAGAAAATCAAAATGCTTATTATATTTTTTTAAATGATATAGTTATGAATCAAAATTATACTGATGTAGAAAAATTATTATATGCTATTATAGAAGAAAAAGAAGTGTATGTTAGTTTTAATGCAATAAAAAAACAGCAATTTATTAATGAAACTATTAAATGCTTAGAATTAAATACTAAAGCGGAAGTAAACACCCGTCTATTAATAGACTTAAGTAAATTATTTAATAAATATAATTTGAACTTTACGGAAGAATTTAACAAAATTATTTTGAGCATTCATGTTGTTGATCATTTTGGAAAAGAATTATCACAAAATGTAAAAGCTTGTCAAACAAAAGTACTAAATGAGTTAGATAAATTTAATAAACTAATCAGCATCTAGTGCTTTTGGGGGGACTAGGACACCTAAAAGTGTTAAATACCCTTATAATCTCTCTTATGTTAAATGTATTAATATTATTTTATTAAAATATAATATTAATCCCTAATCTATAAAAATAGAAATGTGTAAATTTGGTGAAAATAAATTTCGTAATTTTTTTGAAAAATGGACATTTATAAATGTCCTATTTTTGAATCTTTAAAGCTTTTATAAAAAAATGAAAATTTTACACATTTTTAAACATTTAAAAGCATAATGGGTTGAATACTACAAATTTAACAGCGAAAAACACCTTACCATAAATTTTTTTCCAAATTTTTCACAAAGTTTGGCCGAAATGTTGTTGTCATTTGTTGTCAAACTTTGTCCGCAAATATCCGAGATCAAATATTTTTAATATTTTGTGATGCTAAATGGTAAGGTATTTAAATAGATGTTGCTATAAATTTGACAAGGGTGTGAAATCTATTACCATTTATTTACATAAAATCTGTGAAAATCCGAGTATTTAATTAAAATATTTAAATACTATTTTCTATTTAAGTATTATTAGTACTAATGTTTACAACAAAATCCGCAAAAATCCGCAAAGAATTTGTTTGTATATGTTGTGATTATAATACGAGTGATAAAAAAGATTACAATAAACATATTAACACAGCAAAGCATAAAAATAATACAAATGTTGTCATGGTGTTGTCAAATATAGACGAAAAATCCGCAAATGTAAAAGCAAATACAAATACAAATACAAATACAAACGAGATAGCAATTGTATGTAATTGTGGGAAAAAATACAAGAGCAGACAAGGGTTATATGCTCATAAGAAAAAATGTCGTATGCCAGAAAATGGGAAAATAATTGATAATACAAATGCTACAAACAATCAACTTACTTTAACAAATGATTTAATTATTAAATTACTTAATGACAATAAAGAAATGAGAGAAATTATAATTAAGCAACAAGATCAAATTAGTGAATTATTACCCAAAATAGGCAATAATTTTATAACAAACAACAATAATAATAATAAATTTAATATTCAAGTATTTTTGAATGAGCGATGTAAAGATGCTATAAATATGAGTGATTTTATAAAGTCTATACAAGTAAGCTTACAACAATTAGATTATACAAAGCAAAATGGAATAGTAAATGGTCTAAGCAATGTAATAATTGAAAATATGAATAAACTAGGACTGTATCAACGTCCTATTCATTGTACAGATATAAAACGTGAATCATTATATATTAAAGATGATGATAATTGGGAAAAAGATGTTAATAAAGAAAAGATAAAAAAAGCAATAAAAGACGTATCAACAAAACAATTTTGTGCATTAAGCAAATGGACAAAAGAAAATCCTGATTTTCAAAATAATGAATTCAAACAAAATTACTATACACATACATTAGTTGCTATAGCAAACAACAAAGAACACAATGAAGAAAAAATAATAAAAAAACTATGCAACAATAGTTATATAAAAGAAGATTAATTATATGGCTTACATTAAAATTGAAATCAAATTAAGTATTATACTTAATATTATAATTTTATTATAATTACATTAATAATTATAATATGGATTTACATAGAGACATAATTTTTATTGATAAAATAATTCAAATACAAAAATGGTATAGAGGAAGCATTTTTAGATTAAAACAATTACCGTTAATTATGTATAATATCCAAAATTATTTAAAATTACAAGCATTCCAGTTTTCAACTCAAAATGAAGATGGTAGAATAAATAGTTGTATTGATGAAGCAGAAGTAATTATATTACTTATTGAAAAGTTTGGTTCAAGAATAAAAAAACCCGAAAAGAGGCATTGGTATGATATTTTAGCATATGATTATATGTATGGATGGATTCCAATCAATATAAAAACAACAACAACATTAACAAGCGACAACACAGGTAATTTAGCAATGTGTGTCTATGCTTATACAGATGAAACACTTGATATTTATAGAAACAGATCTTATGAAAATGGTAAAATGAGTAATATACTTTTTAATAAATTAAAAAAAAAAGAATATAACTTTAATAACAAAAAAGATTATTATTTCATAGTGTTAAACAAAACAGACACAAGCATTATAATTGTTAATAGTGTAAAAGGATTGACACTATTAACACCAAATATAAATAACTTGCCATTTCAAGTTTGCTGGAATAAAAACAGGACATATAAATATGAAAACATAAATAAAAAAATAAAGCAATTCATCGATTGCTTACAACAACCCAAACCATGCTGGAAAGAAACATTTATGTCAAATATAAGATCATTAGAATTATAAATATTCAGTTGGAATATGCGAATTACATATTTGCCTATGACCAATTTTAAATCTTCCAGAAAATATAAAATTCTCCTTAAAAGTATTACTATTTAAATATGCTACAACAGTATTCAAATTACACTTTTTTTTTGGTTTGAGCATTATTAATCCACCTCCAAAATAATTAACTTTACCTAAAAACGCAACATCTTGTCTTCGTGTTAAACTATAAATATAAATACAATCTTTTCCAATATTACTATTTATGGTACTAATATTTCTAGGTGCTCCCCATTCAAACCAATTATTTTCATTGAACTTTCGTATTCCGCGCGTAATAAGTTCTTTTTTGTAATGTAATAAATGTTCATTGATTTTATCATTTTCACAAGGATAATTTTCAATATAAATATATTTATCAACTTTATTATGACCATTTAATACTTCTAAATTACCCAGTTCTTCGTTTTTATACACTTCTTCTTTGCCAGAAACAAGACCAACATAAATGTCAAAATAGTCTTTAAATAATACACTACTACTATTTTCTTCTATATTAAAAGTAATTAACCCATTACTATTTGTAATATACAGTTTTTTGTCATTATACAATACCCTTTTGTCAAGTAAATTATTTTTACAATATCTAAACACAATAACATCAATGGAAGCATTTTCGAACATGTTTTCATTATGTGGATGAAATATATGAGTAAAGGTTCCGTGTGTCATCATAACATTCAATAATCTTGAAGCACACGTTAATTTAAGAAAATCAGACGGAACAATAAATATTAACTCACCATCAATGTCGAGTAAGTTATAACATTTTTCGATAAAATCAATATATAAATTTCCTTTTTTTGTTCTAACATAAGGGGGGTTTCCAATTATTGTTTTGTATGTTTTTGTAATTGATTGAATCATAAAATCTCCATAAACAACTTTATCTTGTGTTATGTTATCCAATAATTTAATTTGTGTATCAATCTCATACATATCAAATGTTATGTTGGGAAGCTTATTATTAATAAATATTATTAAATCTCCACGCCCTATTGAGGGTTCTAATATTGTAGTTGGACTATTTAATATAAACTCAAACACTTTTTCTTTAAGGTCAATATGTGTTGTATAATATTGTCCCAAACTGTGTATAGTTGTCATATTTGTATTAATGTAATTATAATAGTATTTATAATAGTATTATAATAAAAATCAATTTTTTACTATATAAATATTATTTATATATTTTGTTGTATTATTTGATTATGAATGACACGTAACAGCAACAATAGTACTAGTTTTATCAATAGTTTTATCAATAGTTTTATCAATAGTTTTAATATTATAACGTTCAACAATATAGGAATGAATTTTATAATAACCAACAAAAGAAATAGAAAACATTGTAACACAACTATTAAACATCATTAAACCATTATTATCTTCAATACTATATAATACCCAACAAAAACTATGAAGATTACCCAAAAATAGATACCAAGAATCAAAATCTTTAACTGATTTTGTGCGATAAGTTTTAATTATTTGAGGAACATGATATATAACATTAATAACATTACACGCAATAAGAATTCCGCTTTTATATGTATTATTATTCATTAATCATCTAATTAAAATTTTAAAATAACTTTAAATAATTTGTATATATATTAAAAAAAATTGATATTATAGGTGATTAATATAGATACATAATATTAAATTATTTATAATATAATATAATGGCTAGCGAACCAAAAATATTCATTTTGGTAGATACAAGTTATTGGATATTTTATAGATATTTTGCTATTGTCCAATGGTGGGGACACTCCAATCCCGAATCACCTTTAACTAATCCAATAGAAAATGAAGAGTTTGTAGAAAAGTTTATGAAAACATTTAGTGAATCGCTAACAGGGTTTAAAAAGAAGCAAAAAATACATAAAAAACAATCTACAATTATTGCTGTTCGTGATTGCCCGCGTAAAGACATTTGGAGAAATGCTTTGTTTTCAGAATATAAAGGAACACGTGACAAAGGCGAGGAATTTTTAGGAGGACCATTTTTCAAACACATATATCAAGATAATAATAAACTTTTATATGAGGCTGGTGCTAATGCCGTATTACAATTTCCTAATTTAGAAGCAGACGATATTATTGCTCTTACTAAAAATCATATTCGCCAAAAATATGCGGATGCCAATATATATATCATAGCAAACGATCATGATTATTTACAACTTTTAGATGACAACACCGAAATTGTAAATTTTCAAAACAAATTTTTAAAAGAAGCCAATAAAGTATTTAGCGAACCACAAAAAAACCTATTTTATAAAATTGTGCTAGGAGATAAGTCAGATAATATTATGCCAATTTTTAAGAAATGTGGTCCAAAGACTTGTGAGAAATATTATGAAAATAATGAATTGT